TAATATTACTAATTGAGAAAGTTGTTTTCATTTTTCTTTTATCTTTTAAATATTTAGATAAAAGAAAATTTTATTGTCTAAATCCTATTCCATTTGAATTTTCTTTATTATAATCAAAAGATGATACTTTATCAGACATAGATTTTAATGTCTTTATTGTGTCTTCAAGAGTATTGCCTAAACACATCACCGACTTAACTACTTCACCTAAGTGTGATAAAGTAAACCCTGCGGTTTTTTTAACCCACATTTCAAGTCCTTCTGGTTTTAATGCCTCTAAATCTTCCGGTTTTAATTTCTTTTGAAAATAGAATCTGCGGATTTCATCTGTTGGATTTTTTATTTCATAACGTCTATCAAATCTTGAAGGTCTATTTGTAATTCTATCTTTTAATTTTTCAGGATAATTTGAAGTAGCTAAGTAAACAATATTCTCCATTTGCCCAACTCCATCTAATAAATTTAAAAGTTTGCTTTCTGTTTCATGCCCTGTTGCGAAATTCTCTATATCTTCTATAACACATAAAATACGCGTTTGTGGTTCTATTTGTTTAAAATATTCGCTAATAAAAGTCATAAATGCTCCCAAATCATCAGAATTTTGTAAAAAGAATACAACACCTTTATAACTTTCAATTAATTCTTTACATAAAAGATTTATAATTGAACTTTTACCATTACCAGCTGGGCCATGTAATAATATACCTCTTTTATAAGCGTATTTATATTTCTTAAAATATTCTTTTCTATCCCAAAATGTTTTTATATCTGTTAAAATTTTGTCTTGTATTACATCAGGGAATATTAATAATTCATCTAAATTTAAATCTTTTTTAATCATATAATACACACCTGCTTCTTGCGACCATGCTATTCTATATAAGCCAGCTGGAGCTGCTTTTTTAAAGATCTTTTTTGTTGCAGGATAAAAAGACTTTGACCCTCTTTTTTCCCAATGAACAAAATCTTTCTTTTCTTCTAATTCTTCATCCTCATCTTCAATTGCTGCTTTTGATGTTTCGGGAGCTTCAATGCCTTTTTCACTTTCATCCCATGCTTCTTTTACTAAATCAAATAGTTCTTCACTTGATTCTACGTATTGTACTGTTTTCCTTACTGGATTTCTACCCATTTGAAAAATTTTTTAAAATATTTTTTAATTCTGCATTTCCTCCTTCTGTTGATTTCAAGAACGATAAATATTCTATACAATTTTGTTCTGATTCATTAAAGTTCTTTTTAACAGCGTCAAGTTCATTTACTGTATATTCTTTTTGAGATTTATCTTTTATATAATTTATGTATATCTTATCTTTTGGAAGCAATTCATAATAGACTCTCCATACTTTATCTTTATCCATTCCAATAGTATATTCTTGTAATTCATTTATAGCTTCACAATAATACGGATCCATTGATAGGAATTTATTTAAAATAAAAGGTTGGAAGTTTTTCTTTTCTAATTCTGATAAATCTTCCCAAGGTCTTTTATTATAAGTCAACCAGCTGATATAATCAATTATTGAACCGGCTGGCTTCTTTTTTACTACTTCTTTATCTGTTGTTACTTTTTTTCGCCCCATTAGTTTTAAATATATAGATCATTTTTTACTTTTCCTTTACTCCATTTTGAATAAGTTACAAACAAAGAAACCATATCTTTGTTTGTAAAATATGACATAAAATCTTTTCTTTTAAAATGTTCTTCTTTAAAGAAGATTTTAGATAATTGATATCCCAAAGTTTCAGCTTGTTGCTCACATCTAAAATCTTTTGAAAATAAAGTATTACTATTATATCTGAAAAAATTTAAGTTCCATTGAACAATATGTCCTAATTCATGTAAAAATGTCTTTTTATTAATTTTTGAACTCCTATGAAGTTTAATACAGATTACTTTATCTGCAGGTATACAATATCCATAAACTTCATCACTAGGTTTACTTTTAGTTATTATAAGTTTTATCTTAAAATACTTAGCAATCAGCCTAAATCTTTCAACTGTTGAAAGATTTGAATTATCTATATTCTTTGCTTTTAATTTATTAAAATATTCTCTTATACCTGGTTTTTCAATTAATTTAAAACAAGGTAATTTATAAGGTTTATATAAAGCATTTTTATTTATTTTTATATCTCCACTTTTTTTAGACATTTGCTAATTCATCAGCTATTTTCAATAAAGTTGCAATAATATTTATTTCTTTATCAGCAATAAAACTATCATATTTTAATCCTTCTTCCAAATGAAATATAACTTTTATTATTTTTTCTTTCTTAACATAAGTATCAATTTTATCAAACAAATATCTATATAGTTGTGTATATTCTTTTACTTTAGAATCAGCAAGTAATTGTCTTATTTCTGTCACTTTATCAAATAAATTCTTTTCAGTCACAACTTTTAAAATATCAACAATTTCATCTTGATATTTTAATAATTTAAAATATTCTTTACTCAAGCGTAAGGTATTCTCAGTGGTATGCTGTTGCAATCCTTGAATACACTTCCGTATATCAGGATAGGCAAAATCAACTATTGCTACCACATCATCTTTATCATATACCACTTTTTCTTGCTCTAATATGTAGCAACATCTATTTAATACTTCAGATTTAGAAGGTGGAACAACTTTAAACTCTTGACATCTACTTCTTATTGGTTCAATTATCTGTTCAACATTATTACAAGTAAGGATAAATCGTGTATGTTTTGCATACTGCTCTATTACTGCTTTTAAGGCATTTTGGCCATCAGGAGAAAATGAACTAAATTCATCTAAAGTTAGTATTTTTAAAGGAGAAAATCCAACACTTGTACAGAAATTTAATATAGTTCCTCTAACAGTATCGATACCTCTTTCATTAGAAGCATTGATATATTTATAGTCGCAATCAATTTCTCTTACCAATAAATTCATTGCTGAACTTTTACCACCACCTGCTGTTCCTTCAAGTAAAAGATTAGAAATGTCCTGCTTTTTTATAAATTCCTTTAATTTGTCTTTTAATTCTTTATTACCTATATATTCATCTAAGGTTTTAGGTCGATACTTTTCAACCCATAATGAAGTATTATCTTTAAAAATTCCTTTATTGAAAGACATAGACTATTCTTGTTCTAGATTATTAATACTTTCCTGCAATTTATGTAAAATATCTTTTGCTTCTTCTTTAAGCATTATTAATTCTTTTATTTTATAAGATTTGCCTAATACTTCTTTTATGGCTCCATCCGCACTATTTTCAGAAGAATCCCCTGAGAATTCCCATTCTAAATCTTTTAATGCTTTTGAAACTAGCAAAAGATGATTCCCAAATAATTTATGAAGATTTGTTTTAGCATTTCGCTTTACGTCTAAACCTGCTTCTTCTACTTTATAATAAATATAATCTAATGATCCTCCTGACATAAAATTTATTTTTGATAACGTTCAGTTACTGTTTTTATCGTACCATCTAAAAATAGTTCTTCCGTAAGATAATAATTTTCATAATAATATTCTAACCATATTTTTTTTGTAAAAAGTTTTGCTTCACTATTTTCATAGTTATTCACTATTGTTTTCTTTACATAAAAAAGTTGCGTAGGAAAAAGTGCAAATCTTCTTTTAGTAAGAGCAACGTTTAGTGGAGGCGTATTTTTTAGTTTCATATTAATCTTGCATTTTAACCATCCAGTATTCTGCAGTAGAATCTGCATCTTTAAAATAAATTCTTAATACACCTTTCATTGAAATTTCTAAACATGCTTCACTAAATTTTCTTGAGTTGACTTCTAAAATAGCCTTGATATACTGTGAAGGAAAAGATATCACTTCAAAATCTTCATTTAAGTCCTCAGCTGGTAATTCAATTTCAATCTTATCTGAATTATTTTCTGAGTAATTAAAAATAATGTAAAGTAGTCCTTCTTTTACTAAAAATGTAATTCCTTTTGAGGGTATTGCAGCATTTGCCTTAAGTATATTTGTAATGGTTTCATTATAAAGAGGAACTTTTACATCATAAGTTTTAAGCACTCCTTTTTTACCATCACTATCAATAATGTCTAAATCACAAGTAGCATAAGTAATTTTTCTATTCTTTTCATCTTTTATAGAAAGATTAATAATAGCATTTGAATCCTGCTTTTTTAATAAAGTTACATCTACTTTATCTTCTAAAATAGAAACCATCTTTAAAAAAGTTCCTGTAGAATAAAAACCGATCTCACAATCTTCTAATTTTATATCCTCCATCTCAATCAATCCTCTTAATCCTCCTTCAGATGTTTTAAATAAAGTAGTCAACTTCTCATCTTCAACTTTTAAAATTGCAGCTTCATTTAATCCTGTAAGGTAATACTTTTCAACAAATCTTGTAAGTTTTTCTTTATTCATATTTTTATTTTTTTAGAAAGTTAGGCTCTCTTTAGTTAACTTAATCATTTAAAACTACAACTCTTTGACCATTTGATTCAATAATAATTGGGTCTTTATTTAACCAAATTCTTTTAGATGGAATAGTTACATATGGATATAGTATATAAGTTGAGTGTATTGGGTATTTTCCTTTATGTTTAGGACCTATAATAATCCCTTGATAAAAAGAAGATGAATGTTCATATTCTTGATAAATTATTTTATCACCAATTTTTAATCTAGGCTTCCTATGCAAACAATTCTTCACTAGTGATAATGTTTTTATCAACCATTTTTTCAACACTGTTAGATAATTTGACATATAGCTTTTTATTTTTATAAAAAATCCTTAATGCATCTTCAGGTTTTTCAAACATTTCATCTATTGACTTTATCATGTTTAGAATGTCCATAGTGAAAAAACCTTTTAAGACATCATTTCCACTATCAACTAGATTTGAAATCCAGTCAACAGATTTTAAAAATATGAAGAAATTATGATAACCTACATGAAGAGTAAAGTTTGTAGAGTGCCCCTTGCCTGTATACTCAGCTATTTTCCCAAAATTGATATTTGAACAAATAGGGCAGTCTTCTAAAATACAAGGAAGCTTTGCTTCTTCTTCATACTTTACTGTGCCTTTATTACCAACCCAAAGGTAATTGAAATTCCAGTTTTTATAATTGATTGAATGTGCCCAATTACCATATACTGGTTGAAGCATAGGCGTAGAACTATCTGTAGTTACAGTACAATGAGGATAGTACTTATTTAAATTCTTTTGAATAACAGCATATATTAAAAAGTTAAAGGGGTTTGTTGCACCTAAGAAGTGTATATACTCACATAACTTTTTATCTAATTCCTTATTCTTCAATAAAAGAGCTATAATATAGATAGCATTATAGTGTTGATTCAATGTACCGCCTATTCCCCAGCCATTAAACTCAAACATTTTGATTTTATTATACCAAATATCAAATTGTTCCTCTGCTTCATCCATTTGTAATACATTCAAGAACTTTGTCTTTCCTGATTGCTTTTCATGAAAATATTTTATATTATCATAAGATATATCTAAACATTCTCTAAACTTTCCTTTATAATTTATTTTAGGCGGTATATCTAAGTTCATGGAAATTTGGCAATTGTCTTGCAACCAATTGAAAATTTGTTCACGTATTTTTATATCCCACTGAAGTACACCACTGGCCACTTGAAAACCACCCGAATCTCCAAATATACAGCAGCCCTCCATACCACATTCTTCAATAATATTTCCTTTTTTATTAAAAAACATTGCTGCTGTTATTAAAAAATATTTATGCCTAAATTTCTCTGGGAAGCGATCATCCCAAAATCTAAATGTCGGAATATCTCCAATAGACATGTCATCCTTTTTTAAAATCGAGAGCTTTGAACTAAATGAAGGAAAATAAATAAATTTTTTTTGTTGCATTTTATTAATTTTATGAATCTCTTTTATTCCAAGTTTTATTTTTTCTTCTAGTTTCAATTCCTTTTTTAATACTTTCTGGGGATAATTTTTTACCTTTATGTGATTCACTTAACTTTTTGCATGTTTCTTCAGAAAATTTTTTCCCTTTGTTTGCAGGCACACTCCCTTTTTTAAACCAACTTTTTGATGATTTTTCTTTTTGTTCATCAGTTAACTTCCTTCCTTTATTTGCGTTGCTTATCTTTTGTTTTCTTTCTTCAGTGCAAGGCTTACATTTTTTACCCTTATTATTTGGTTCTTTCCCTTTCTTAGAACTAGACATTTTAATTTTTGTTTCTTCACTTGCTTTTTTACCTAAATGAGAGTGCTTGTTTCTTTCAATAGCTTCAGGTGATTTTTTCTTGCCTTTATTAGGTGAGGGCTTTCCTTTATTAGAAACACTCAGTTTCTTTCTTGCTTCCTCAGATATTATTTTCCCTTTTTGTGCAGTTCCTCTCTTTTTAAAAAGAACTTCTTTTTCTTCCTTTGTCATACGTAAATACCATCGTTTTCCTGCTTCACTTATTCTTTGCTTTGTTTCTTCAGAAGGCTTACCATTTGAACCCGGTTCTCTTATATTAAGCATTCTAAATCCTGCTTCTTTGTATTGTGACCAAATAAATACTTCGTATGCGTTTATAACTTCTTGAGAATAATCATTTGGTAAAATATATGCTATTTCATATTTATGAGCTTTTGCCCCATATTTTTTAAATGATGCAAAAAGTTTTCTTTGATTTCCTTCACCTTTATTTTTGAAATATTGATTCCATCTTCCATAAATGTTCCAAGTTTGACCAATATAAATTCTTCCTGTCGGAGATGTAATTTTGTAAATTCCAGCTGTTATTTTTTTCATTCAAATTTCTAAGTATATTATTTCTTCTTTTTCTTTACTGATTTAGTTTTTGCACTCGAAATATATTCTACATGGTCAAACTCAGACCTGATGAATTCAAATCCTCCTACTCTA